GCGGCGAACGGGTTTACTAAACCACCAACCACGCCCGCTTCGGCGGGCTTTCTTTTCTCCTTCAAGGACTCACGACGATGATTGTAAAAAACAAACTCACACCTGCTGACATCCGCCACAACTACCTATCAAACGACAACGGGCATTTCTTCGACCGCGACACAATGAAGTGGTTCGGCGACACGATGCGGTCCTTCGCTGTCATTGTAATCGACGGTACGACTTTCATGTACCGCAAACCATCTGCGACCGTCAACGTCTTCGGCACCCGCCGACCAGTCGGGCGACAATTTTTCAAGTGCTGGGAAGTCATGCCCAACGGTGATCTCGACTGCGTGATGGCTGATGTCGAGAACGCCGTGTGGGACGCCATCTAATTCATCAACCACGAGCGGGGTTCCGGCCCCGCGTTTCTTTCTCCTTTAGGAACTGAACTAATGAAAATCGCAGACATCAGATCCACCATCGACACGCTCAACTGGAGCCGACAGAACGCCACCGGCGGCACTCGTGACGAAAACAAACGGACTGACCTTGCCGCCATACTCGCCCCGCGTATCGTCGCCGTGCAGAACTTAGTGATCCCCGAACGGTTCGCGCGAGACATTGAAAACAGACGGCACGCACTCGATGCCGCGAAGAATGTGATTTATTGGTGGGCGTTGTCGCGAGTCGATCAACATGGTTGCAGCACCCAACCGGCGAACTCGCCAAACTGAAATACTTTCACAGCCTCTGGCAGTTCAGACTCTGCCAGGGGTCGCTGGATGCCTGCAAGGCTCAATTCCTTTTCGATTATCTGTTCAGCAGGAACCCCTGCCGCCGCTTTCCCCGCGAACGTCAGCCGACTGAGCACGGTACCGAGGTATCCCCCTGACGCCTGCATCTTATCCACGATGATAACTGCCCCTCCCTTGCGGCACTTCCCCCGCAGCCGAGCCACCAGGCGAGACCTCAGCGGAAGCGGAACGAACATCAGGCACAGAAACGCCACCGCCACGTCGAACTCCTCGAAGTCCATGTCGGCGACATCCGCGACTGTGAATTCTCCCGGCCCCTCGTAAAGTTCCCGCATTGATTCTGCGTTGTCGATAGGAGTAAGTGTTGCACCCCGAGCGGTCAGCGTGTCTTTGAGTAGCTTCCCGATATTGCCTGTGGAGCATCCGAGGTCGTAGACTTTCCCGCCGTCCGGGATGTAATGCCGAGCGATGTGAGCGACGGCCCCGCTCATCAGGTCGTACCACGGCAACTGTTCCCTGACGTGCTGATCGAACCCGCCAGCAACGTCTGCCGTTTTGAATGTCCAGTCGGTTGGAATCTTCATTGCTAGTCTACCGGCCTGTAGTTGAATCGCCGTTTCAGTTCTGCGTTGTACCACCTGGTCGGTGAGTGGATCCGTTTGGATATTGCCGCCGAGATACCGCTCCCGCCCTGGAATGTGTCCTTGGCTCGTTTGACAACCCACGAAGGCACAACCCCTGCCGCCGCAGATTTCAACAGTTTCTTCCCGAGCGGCGAGGATTGCTTCCCCATCTGCACGGTCGACTCAACCAAAGCCTGCTCCATGAATGGTAGCCTGCATTCAACACCGCCTGCCATGAATGCCTTGTTGCACCGAACGAAGTTCCCGCGCGACATCTTGGCGAGTTGTTGTTTCCTCAGTTCGATCACGCCAGCATCGGTTGCACTGCTTGCCTGAATGCAAAAGTTTCCGTACCCGCCGAACAACTCATCAGCCGCTTCACCAGACAGGCACGCCTTGAAGCCGTCGCTCCTGATTTTCTTCGCCAGCGGTAGGCATAGGATCGCAATCTCGATCTGTGCCTTGGATGCGATCTCGATTGACTGGACCGCATTGGATATCGATTCGTCGGTGAGTTCGATCACGACCTCCGTGAGCGGAACGCCGAACTCATCGCACAGCCTGCGGGCTGCAATCAGGTCTGGGGACTGGTTGTCGTAGACTGCCGTGTATGCCTGCACGTCCTTTGTTCGATCCCTCGCCAGGGCCAGAACCAACCCGCTATCCAGACCGCCTGAAATCAGGCAACACACTGGAGCATCGGCTTCCAATCGTTTGTCAACGCCAGCCCTGAGCGTCGTTAGGATGCCCTGAGCGTCGGTCGGCCATGCGGGCGGCAGTTTATACCACTTGACCGTTACCCCTGTCCTGAGGTTGAATGCCGAGCCCGGGGCAAGGCTGAGTGGCACAGACCCTCCCCTGAATGCTTTCCGCTCTGAAGCCCACACGAAACCCGTCGTTGTTTTTGCGACATACAGTGGCACCTTGCCGAAACTGTCCCGCACCAACCAGTGCTCTCCGCCTGCTGATGACCATGCAAAGGCGAACATGCCGTCGAGGCGTCCCAGTCCGTCGAGTCCATCCCGCTCCAGCACTGCCGCTAGTACCTCCGTGTCGGACTGTGCGACGAAGTGCCCGCCGTCCGCTTCAATCTCAGCCCTTAACTCCCGCCAGTTCCAAATCTCGCCATTGAATGACAGCACCGACCCGCCCCGCGAGAACGGCTGTGCAGCAGCCGACGACAGGTCTACCAGTGACAGCCGAACGTGTCCGTGGATGCAGCCGTCGGTCGTTACGATCCCGTCGCCGTCAGGTCCGCGGTGCCGGATGCGGTCGAGCATCCCGCCAACAGCGTCAACGGTTCCGCCGATGTTGCCCGCTAGTCCGCACATGTTGTCGGCCTTTGCAGAATGCCGTCGCGGATTGCTGCGGCGATGTGCGACATCATCACGGGCGGGACTGCACGCCCGAGTCGTTCCCATTGCTGGGCGTATGTTCCGGTCAGGATAAAGTCATCAGGAAAGCCGCAGATTCTGCGAAGTTCAGCTATTGTGAATTTGCGTTTTTCTGTTTTTGTTTCGGCGATACTCCCAGCGCCTCCGATATTAAATGAACAGACCGAAGGACATGGTTTTCTTGATGTCCTCCTGATGGGCTGCTTGCCTGTCGTTAGGTACGGAACCGACAGAATTTCAGGCAACGCATCCCGCACGCTGTAGCTGTACGGCAGCGGTTTAGGGTGAACCGGATCCATCCCGATGTCATTTCGCACGCCCACGAATATCGTCCGCTGGCGATGCTGCGGAACGCCGAGCCACTGTGCATCGAGCACTTTGCATTTAACCTGGTAACCACACGCCTTCAGGTCCGCAAGGATTTCAAGGAAGTAACCTTTCGCCGTTCCCTTCACAAGTCCGCTGACGTTCTCAGCCACAAAGGTTTTGGGCCGCAGCCCCCGAATCAATCTGGAGAACTCGAAAAACAAATCGTCGGTGCGCTGAGTGCCGTCACTGTATTTTTTAACTTTTCCCCATCCTTTTTCCCGACTCCCTGCTGTCGAGAAGCTAGCGCAAGGCGGCGACCCGTCCAACAGGTCCAGTTCCCCTGGTTCCATTTGCATCGCATCCAGAATCGATTGCGGCTCCACTGTCCTGATGTCTCGCCCGTCGAGGATTGTGTCAGGATTCATGTTTGCTGAATACGTGTTTCTCGCTGCCTCAATAAACTCTGACGCCCACGCCACCTTGTAGCCCGCCATCCGGTAGCCTGTGCTGGATCCGCCACCACCACTGAATGTGGATGCGACAGTTAAGCCGTTCCACGGGATGGCTCGCACTTCGTCCATTGTGGGGACGCGATACGTCGGCTTTTTCGCACTTGGTAGTGGGCGGGCTGGCATGTCTGATTTAACTTTTCGCACTTGGTAGTGGGCGGGCTGGCATGTTATCGTCGGGCACGGCCGGTCGGTAACATCAAGGTCGCGAATAAACCCCGAAGTGTCATGGAACACCCTGACCGTCATTTGCCGCCGCTCCACTTGTAACCGCACTTCGGGCACTCGTGCGCGGTGTCTATGTTTTCATCTACTTCCTTGAAGTCGTCAGGGGCTTCCACGGCCTCCTGCGGCAGGTCCAGCATCCCCGACAACTCATCAGGATCGAACCCCAACAACCCGAGGTCGAAGTCATCCGCGTGCAGGTCACTCAGTTCGTTGCTGAGGATCTCTGCATCCCAGCCCGAGTTCAACGCCAACTGGTTGTCAGCAATCACGTACGCTCGCTTCTGGGCTTCCGAGAGATGCGTCAGGCGGATGCACGGTATGTGTTCCAATTCCATTCGCGTGGCGGCAAGGACTCGACCGTGGCCCGCAATGATGGTTCCTGCCTCGTCAATCAGCACCGGATTCGTAAATCCGAATTCACGAATGCTCGCCATGATCTGGGCAACCTGTTCGTCGCTGTGGGTGCGGCTGTTGCGTGCATACGGGATC